GGATATGGTGGTGTAAAACTTTTACCAAGAGATTTGACGTTAAATATGAATATAGACACTGCCGATATGACTACAAGTATCAGTGATAGGTTTAGACCAATGGAACAAATATCTAACATATCTGCTTTTAACACAAGTCCTTTTGACACATGGAAAAGTGCATTTAGAGAGTGTGTAAAACTATCAAGCAAAGTGATTGATAGGCAGGAAGACTCAGAAACAGAAGCAAGATTAGATGCATGGTGTAGGTCAGATGATCTAATCGCAGTGAATGGCGCTTTGGCAGGCAAAAAATATGGCACAAAAAATAAAGGCAATAAAGAAGCAATAGCAAAAATAAATGACTTTGCTTGGTTAGAAGAGGTTTATAAAAATGCAAACTAATTTTGATATTCCATTTAAAAATATTGTAGAGTTTGGACAACAAACTATGTTGGATCAGAAATTATTTTCTGTAAGTTGGATATTAAGCAGATTTTGTAACTATAATTGTTCATATTGTTGGCCCTATGCACACAGCGACAAGCCTGATCATAGACCATTAGAACAATACAAACAAACAATAGATGAAATAAAAAGACAAGCAAGGGACAATGGATTTAAAGATTTCCATTTTAGTTTTAGTGGTGGTGAGCCTACTGCGTACAAAAAGTTTTTAGAATTGATTGAATATTATAATCAAGATCCAGATGCTACCTATCAAAGCATACACATGACAACTAATCTAAGTCCTGGTATGAAATGGTGGGAACGTTGGTTAGATGCAACAAAACAATTGACACGAAGATCAATCACTGCAAGTTTCCATCACGAATTTGCAAATGAACAAGAGTTTGGCGATAAAATTTTAATGCTTACCAATCACGATGTATTTGTAACAATAAATCAAGTAATGGTTCCAGAATTATTTGATGACTTATATGCTAGATGTAAAAGATTCCATGAGCGGGGTATCAACGTTACTCTTAAACCTCAAAGTGATCCCACAGCAAGTTTTATTGTAGACGGATATACAGATGAACAAAAGGAATTGATGCAACAAGGATTTCCACAACAGTTTCCAGAAAAATATTACAATAACTTTGACAGTTTCGAATCAAACTGGGCAGACAGAATAGACAACAAAATATATCAATTGAAACTTATAGATAATAAAAAGAAAGAATATTTCCTAGATCAGGCAGAAAGATTAAACGCATTTGGATTTAACAAGTTTCAAAATTGGACTTGCAATGCCGGTTATCAAAGTTGTATTGTAAGGGAACCAGGAGGAGAAGTAAAAAGAAGTTATAGTTGTCACGACCAACCTTTGGGATCAATTGATGAAGGATTTAAATTGTTCAATACACCTATGCCATGTATTACTCCTAGTTGTGTTAGCAGTGCTGACAGCAAAATACCAAAAAAGAAAGAATGTCCTTGCGGAAGATCACCAACTGGTAGATGTTGTGGTTGGCATAATTTATCGGAAGAAGATTACAAAAAGAAATTAGAGGAATATTACGCAAATGTATAAACTTGAAGATATAAGAGACGTGCATTTAGAAATCACAAGCAAATGTCAGGCTAAATGTCCTATGTGTCCTAGAAGGATCAACGGAGGGCCAATGAATCCATTTGTAAGTTTGGATGAGATTACTTTAGATATTTTTAAAAAATGGTTTCCTGAAGACTTCATTAAACAGTTGAACAGTATGTTCATGTGTGGAAACTTAGGAGATCCAATCATAAGCAAAGATACTTTAGAGATTTATCAGTATCTAAGACAAACAAGTCCAAGAATAAGATTGTCTATGCATACAAACGGAAGTGCAAGAGATGAAAATTGGTGGAAAAAATTAGCACAACAAAGAGTTATTGTAACGTTTGGTTTAGATGGACTTAAAGACACAAATCATTTGTACAGAATATCAACAGACTTCGATAAAATTATAGCAAACGCAAAAGCATTCATAGGTGCGGGAGGTTATGCAAAATGGCATATGTTAGTGTTCGAACACAACGAACATCAAATACAAGAAGCAAAAGCAATGTCTGAATCTCTTGGCTTCAAGACATTTACAACAAAACATACTTCAAGATTCAAAGGAGATTATCTACAAGTGATAGATGAGAAAGGAAATCCTTTGCATAAATTAAGACCATCTGAAAAAAGTAAAGCAATGATTCCTTTAGTAGCACAATCACAAAATGAAGCAAGGCCAACTATCGTGTGTAAGGCACAAAAAAATAAACAGATATATGTAAGTGCTTGTGGTAATGTTTCGCCTTGTTGTTGGCTAGATATGGAGTGGATTCCGCCTCACGCAGAAGCAAGAATAGATTATATGAAAAGAATAAAAAAGTTTCCGAATTTAAATATAAGCAGTATGCAAGAAATATTCGACAGCAATTATTTTAAAGAAATAGAAGACACATGGGGACACACTCCTTTGAAGGAATGTAGTAAGCAGTGTGGCTCTTTTGATAAACTTGGAGCACAATTTGAAAATTAACATAAAAGATGTGTTGTTTTGGATGGATGCTATCAGACAATCTGATGACAGATATCGAACATTAGAAAGTTTCTGGAAAGGTCAAATTAACAGCAAAGTTTGGTTAATTGAACATTTAGAAAAGTATCATCAAAATTTGCCGTATAATATATTAGTGTGCGGTGGTTGGAATGGAGTACTTGCAACATTATTGTTTAACAGCAATCTTGATATTACAAGAATAGTAAGCATGGACATAGATAAGAATTGTGAAGAAATAGCATACACTATGAATAAAGATTATGAAATGGATGGAAGATTTAAAGCAATTACTTCTGATATGTTGACTTATGAAGATTATGGAAAACACAATTTAATAATCAATACGGTGTGTGAACATATGACAAGTGAACAATACAACGAATGGTTAGACAAATTGCCTTCAAAGAAAAGAATAGTATTGCAAAGCAATGACTATTTCAGTCATAAAGAGCACGTAAATTGTAAACAAACTTTGGAAGAATTCCAACAAGATTGTAAATTAAATATTGATATTGCGGCTACTATGCCAACAGAAAAGTATAATAGATTTATGATAATAGGACACAAAAAATGAAAGCACCAGTAAATTTTTCAGATAAGGTTGCTTATAAAATTACAATGTTCTTGCGTTGGATTGCAGATACGTTTTTCAAAAAACGTTATGGACACAGGGCAGTTGTACTAGAAACAGTTGCAGGTGTTCCTGGCATGGTCGCAGGTATGTGGAACCATTTAAGAAGTTTACGTAAAATGAAACCAGATGACAGAGGTTGGATCAAAACATTATTAGCAGAAGCGGAAAATGAACGTATGCATCTGATGATTTTTATTAGGATTGCAAAGCCAAATTGGTTTGAACGTTGGATGATTATTACAGCACAATTTATTTTCTGGCACTTCTATATGTTCTTGTACATATTTTTTCCGCAGTGTGCCCACAGAATGGTTGCATACTTTGAGGAACAAGCCTGCATAAGTTATACAGAATATCTAAAAGAAATAGATGAGGGTAGAACAGAAAATATAAAAGCACCTAAAATTGCAATAGATTATTATAATTTGTCTAAAGACGCAACATTAAGAGATGTTGTAATAGCAGTCCGTAAAGATGAAGAAGGACATAGAGACGTAAATCATGACATGGCAGATCAAATTAGAAGAAAAAGAGCAGGATTAATATAATGATTATGAGCAACAAAGACATAGAAGAGTATCATAACATAGGCTTAGATACAGCCACAAAGGTCTTTAATAAATTTAAAGACGGCACTTTGCCTTGGCTTGAATTAGATATTGATTTCAAACCATTTATAGATAGTCAAGAATTAAATTCAGTAGATCCTTACTATGTGCCACACAGAAGTGATGAGTATGGCAACAAAGGTTGGAGCAGTTGTTGTTTACATGGACTAGGAATAGAACTTACTGAGGTTGCTGGACAATACGGATTTACAGATGAATTGAATGCGCCTTATGATTGGACAGCACTTACAAATAATGCACCAATGGCAACAAAATTTTGGAAACAATTTCCTGCGGAAAAATATAGCAGAGTAAGATTTATGAAACTGGAAGCACATGGACAAATAGAATGGCATGACGATCATCCTAAAAATGAATTACCAGAAGATCTATGTGATTATCTGATTCCAATAAATGTTGCGTTGGTTAATCCTGCACTATGTTATATGGAAGTAAAAGACCATGGACTTGTTCCATGGCGCAATGGAAAAGTGTATCTAATTAATATTCTGAAGAAGCATAGGGTACAAAATAATTCTAATTCTTCAAGAATTCATATGATAGCACAGGCACACATTGGAAACAAAAGAGATGAATTTAATGAATTATTAGATAGGAGTTTAAAAAAGAATGGCATTCGTATTTGAAGCATCTAATTTAAAACATAAGAATATTATTTTTATTTGTAGCACAAATTTTCATTTAATTAAAAATAATGCAACAAAAGAAACAATAATGAATATTGCTGAATATGGCATAACAAATATTACCAGCAATGGATATGATTGTTGGATTGCAATAAGTGAAACGACAAGTTTACAACAGGCAGTGGAAAAATATGATTATGCTGTGGTATATACTCCAGACACAGAGTTTGAGGGCGGTAAATTTTTTGAACATTTACATGAATTAATTAAAAAGGATTTCTTTATAGCAGGTCACGTTTTAGATAGAAAAGAAGGATATTACGAACTTCATGAACAATGCTATGTGGTTAATTTGAAAAAATACAAAGAACTAGAATGTCCTGATGTCGGAGATGCAGAGCCAAATGCTGAACACATGGATAACGAACCTATACGTAGTGATGAAAATTTCCACGACGATTATACTCCACTATGGATAAAGCCTGGGGATACTCCAAAGCAATACAAAGAAAAATGGCATGGTTGGAATTTAATAAGAACTGCATTGGACAATGGTGAAAATATAATTGTGTTTGATGAGGATATTAGACATTCGAAAAGATGTTATTACGCTCCGCACGAAACAGATTTTATGGATAACAGCAAACACATATATCACAAATACAATTTAAGTGCAAGTAGATTGTTCTATCCGATAAACACAGAAGAAGTATTAGATGTTCCGATGAAAGGTCCAATTAATCAATTAATAATGCCTGCCAGCGGATTCAATTGGGTAAGTTACTTGGACAAATACGGCATTTTAGATGAAGGGAAGACCGAGGTTATATTTTATGATTATAATCCAAATGCACTTTATTATATGCAACAAACAATAGAAAATTTTGAGGGAGGAGATTATCACAGGTTTTTGAAAGGCGTCAACAAACACAAAACAAATGATTGGATTGATAGTAAAATGGATATAGCAGACTACATGAGCAAGGTTAAAAATTTTACTAGATACAAAGATTCTGTAAAATTTAAATTTGTAGAATGTGATTTGTTAAATGATTTCAATCTTAAATTTAAAAATCAACCTAATACAATATTCCACGTAAGCAATATTTTTGCTTACGAACCAACTGCGCCATTTATTGGCACAAAACATAGAGTATACAAAGAAAATCAACTTATAAGATATCTAAATGAAAAATATGATAAAATTAATTTAATTGTATCTGTACACGCATGGGATGGTTTTGTTGATTATCCTATTCACGCAGGACCGGTAAGTAAATTTACTGAATGCGATATAGATGATTTAAGAGCACCTCTTTGGAGGTTTGGTAAAGAATGGAAAAAAGAAACGGACGAAGATGACGGACAGCAATGAATACTGGTTTAATCCAGAAGATTCACAACTAGGTAAGTGGCAAAGAGAACTTGCAAAAGTCTCTGGCAGTAATACTTTTTGTATTTTGCCTTGGATACATTTTGCTACAAGACCTAACGGCGATATGCGTTTATGTTGCTCTGCAAATGCCAGTGGTGCTGGTAAAGATCATGAAGTCGGAATAATCAAAAAAGAAGATGGCACACCTGCGAACTTTGGAAAAGATACTCCTATGAGTGCTTGGAATAATGATTATATGAAAAGTGTAAGAACAACTATGCTTCAAGGTCAAATACCTGCAAGTTGTAATAAATGTTTCCAAGAGGAAAAAGTAGGCGTTGTAAGTAAACGTATTTGGGAAACTGGTACATGGCATAAAGATGGTGTTGATATACATGAATTAATTAGGCAAACAAAAGAAGATGGCACTGTCCCCGAAGAATTAGTATATTTAGATTTACGTCTTGGTCACACTTGCAATATAAAATGTGTAATGTGTTCGCCACATGACAGTAGTAAGTGGGTGAAAGATTGGCAAACACTGATGCCACAACTTGAAAACAAACACGTGAAAGATCAACTGCAATGGGGTAAAAAAGAATTCAATAACTTCTGGTACGAAAAGCCAGAGTTTTGGGAAGAAATGTACAAGCAAATTCCTAATCTAAAACAAGTTTATTTTGCAGGTGGCGAACCGCTAATGATAAAAGAACACAAAAAATTTATTGAAGAAATTATTAGACAAGGATATCAAGACAAAATTTTACTAAGATACAATTCAAATGGTATATTAGTGGACAAAGACTTAATAGAATTGTGGAGCAAATTTAAAAAAGTAAAATTTGCGATTAGCATGGACGCAATAGAAAAACGTGATGAGTATATTAGATTTCCAACGGACTGGGACACAGTCGAAAAGAACTTGCGTATGCTTGACGAAACTCCAGACAATATTCAAACAAGTTTAGCAACAGCAATACAAATATTCAATGTAAAACATTTACCGGATTTCATGAAATGGAAAGTACAAAGTAAATTTAAAAAATTAAATTTAGGTACGGTGCCCGGCAACGTACAAATGGGTGGCGGACTTGTTAATATGCACTTGTTGTATATTCCAACATTCTTAAGTATTCAGATATTACCTAAAGAAGATAAGCAAGAAGTAGAAGAACGTTTTACAGAATTTAAAAGTTGGCTGTGGGACAATTATAGACAGGACGATGATTATTGGAAACACAATCCTTATGGTTGGAAAAGATGGGACGCAGTTGTAAAACATATGAACGCACAAGACAATTCATACTTGTTGCCTGGTTTCAAAGAGTATGTTAATAAATTAGATGCTATAAGGAAGGTTGACGCCAAGCAAGTGTTTCCGGAGTTGTCGCATCTTCTATAAGTTGTAATACTTTTTTACTTCCATCACTGCCCATATGATTCAATCTAAACTTTAAAATATTTTGTAGCCAAGGCAGATTATTTTCACACCAACCGCTGATAGGATCAGTTCTACAACTTACATAGTACAATGGTGTCCTAACCTCAGTTCCATTGCGCCACCTATATAGGAAACTAATATCCTTTAATTCTGCTTTTGACCAAGGTTCAACCTTTGTATCACCAAAACTCCACAAGTGAATTATTTTACCTTTACACTTTGAAAGATATTCATTGTCTAACCAATATGCCGCTGTTTGAAAATTTAATCTTTCTTTATCCCATTCAATTAGATGTTCGTAGTACTGCCTTGCCGCTTTGTGTTTTTTACTTCTATGAGCATAAGCACTAGGCGGAGTAATGTCTCCTGTGCTATGATATATTCTAAAAGGATCTGTCCATGCAAACACTATGTAATCTAAGTTTACAAACTTGTGGAAGTTTTGTTTAAAATGTATCATGGTGTTCCAATAACTAGAACCACTTACTCCAACATTAACAATTTTTGCATCATACTTGTCGGCAAGTTTACCCATCCAATTACCTTTACGTGGATGTGTTACAAAACTGTCGCCAAAGAAACCTATCGTCCTTTTGGCACTTGAACGTCCGCTATACATACACACCTTTCTTGTGTACAAAATGTACTATTCACTGGAAACACTAATGTTGGATCATCATACTTCAATCCTGTAAAGTTGCCTAATTCAACTCTACAACCTGCTCCAAGATATACTCTTTTGTCATAGTTAATATAAATCCTGTTAATACCTGCTCTACACTGATAATGACGCCAATCGGTTACGCCGTTAGTGACTGCCCAATAAGGATCAAAGTCTTTTCTAGACAATAATTTCTCGCCTTTATCATTTGTTTCTGCCACGTACATATACATATCTCTGTTTAATTTAGTTGCCACTCTTTTGCTCACCCGCTCTTGTGGTCTAATAACTTTGTTAAAAATTTCTTTTTGATCCGAATTGTATGGATATAGATCTCTTTCATCTGCTGTATCTGTTTCCCAGATGTGATGTAAAGGTTTTGCTTGTATGCCCCAATTTTTGTGTCTACTAGTCTTCAGTTCTTCTATAATGCGTTTACACTTATCAAATTCGTCTGGCTTGATCATGACATGGCAAATACTATCTACTCCAACATCTATAAGATAGTCACAAACTTCTAGTATGTGCTTTGTATCAACATATTCAGGATGTATACTAAAATGCACTGCGAAGAAATTTTTGTAATTGTCTTTCCACCATTGCATTTTCCTACTACCATTAGTAATGGGAATTATAAAATTGTTTGGTTTGCTGTTTATATATTCACAAAGATCAGCAAAATGTTTATACAATGTAGGCTCGCCGCCTCCAAATTTCCATATGTAATTTTCTATGCCCATGTCATCATAATGTTCATGTAATCTATCAATAAATTTTATGCTTTTATCTAGATCTATCCAGGGAAAAGAATTATCATGTAGAACAGGTAAACAATAAGAACAGTTGTAATTACAAGTATTTCCAAGAGTCCATTCTATCTGTAGAACTTTATCGAACTCTGCAAATTTATATCCTGTTCTTCTAACTTCCATTTTTAACTTTTGTTATGTTTATATCTGCGGCACACGTGCACCAATCTCTAGTACAGTCAATAGGATCCTTAGGTTTTTGAAAAGTTCCTTCATAAATGTTACCTAAACTGCCTCCCACTCTACAAGTTGCTCTGTGAACATCACCGTCCCAATTAATCATTAAACTTTCTAATCCTGCGTTGCACTTCCAATTTTTAAATTGGTTAGTCTTTTCGATTAGCATATCATTTACGTTGCAAGTTTTTGGTCCATTGTCTATCAAAACATTGTGTGGTGGATTATGGTTTTCCATTTTCAAAAATTCCAATTCATCCGGACTATACCGATTCATGTCTTCAAAAATATCGTGTGTTTTGGTCCAACGTATTGGTCTTAATGCAAACTTTATTTGCTCCTCAGAAAGGCGTCTACAAACGTCTTTGACGTCGTTTAAACGTCCCGGAAGCATCATTACGTGTACAAGTATATTTTTGTTTTGCGACCCTTGTGCGGCCCTTAAAATTGATTTCATCACCTTTTGGTAATCGTATTCAAAGTGTAAACTGAATACCAAATGATCAACCAAATTGTCTAAAAGATGCGTATAATATTTGGCAGTCCTTGTGCCGTTAGTAGTAACATTCAACCAACTTACTTTTGGTCTTGCATATTCTAAAAGTTCTAAAAATTTTGGATGCACACATGGCTCGCCACCTGTAAAACTTATTCTTACTTTTGTTCTTAGATCAGGCATACTACCTACCAAATCATCCACTGCATTTTTTAAAATTTTAATGTCAGTATGTTTACTAAAGTTGTCATGTATCTCTGCTGGACAATAAGAACAATCATAATTACATCTTTTGCCTAGGTTCCATTCTACTTTTACACTTTCTTGTACGTGTTTATATAAATGTTCAACTCTAAACATATTCAGCAAACTCCGGATTTATTTTTTCAAAAGGTCCTTGGTTTCTTGTTTCATCTAATTTTCTGTTAAAGTCTACGCAGTCGTCCCAATATTGATGTAGGTCTTTTGCCTGTAAGAAATTTATGTTGTCTTGAATTTGTCTTAAAGTAATTTTTTCCAGTACAGGATGTTTTTGTATTATAGGATAGTCTTTTACTTTATCTTTCATTGCTTCTAATTTTACAACCACTGCTTGTTTCAACTTTTCCGGAAGCACTTGCGCCGACAATGCTCTAGGATAATTTACTCTATGACTGTAGAACACAATCTCCATATCTCTTAAAAAATAATCAATGACTTTGTCTATCTGTAAAATGTTATTTGCTTGAACAGTGAACGCACCTACAATACGACTTACTGAAGGTATCTTTTTCATTTCTTTTATGTTGTATTCAACATCTGCAAATTTTCCGTTACCTCTGATGTATTCGTATGTGTCGTGCAATCCATCTATACTGACATTTACAGCAACACTTTTAAACTTGGGCCAATACTCATGAACTGTTCTGCCACCCTTTATACCTAAGGTTGTACCGTTAGTTGCGTATTTTATTTCAATATTTTTTCCATTCTTAGACAGTAAGTCTAAAATTTTGTAGTGTGAAGGATCCATTAATGGTTCACCTCCTGCAAATTCAACACGTTTGAAATAAGGCAATAGTTTTTCCAAGTTTTCCCAGAAGTGCAACTTGTCTTCAAACAATCCCACGTATGGTGCTTTCTCCAATCCTAAACTCTTAACAGCATCTACAAGATAGTTTCCTTCTTTTTCGTAATGCGATACAATACTTTTCCAATCTTTCCATTGTGTACTGTCTAAAGGATTACACATCCTACACTTAAGGTTACAAAGATTGTTTATTTTAATTTCCATAGTTGGCAATTCAAAAGGCATAGAGTAGTCAGCACTTAAACTATCTAATGCATTAGGATATAAGTTGATTCTAGATTCTGGAGATGAATCTGTAATGTGTCTTTGCCTTAAACTTTGTACACCTTGGTCTTCTAGATCAAAACAAGGTTGGCACACAGCAGGTCTTTCGCCGTTAAGCACTTGACGTCTTACTTCTTTCATAGCGTCAGAGTTCCATGCTTCTTCAAGACTCATATCTTTTATATTGCCAATAGGAAGACTTCTGCAACACACTTTTATTGCTCCGTCCTCTCTAGTCGCTAATCCAGTAAATGGATGCATACAAAAGGTTTTACTCTTTGTCACTATTTGCTACTCCCCATTCTCTTTCTTTACACCAAAAACATTTACCACACACTGGCACGGGCGACCCTGGCACATATGTTCTGTAGTCTAAGTCGCCAAAGACATCAGGATATATGTCAGCGTCACCTTCACAACTTCTAGTAAGATCAAATAGGTCCATTATGCCTAATTTCTTATATTGAGCAACTATCCAATCTTTCTTTACGTATGTGAATGGGTGACAAGCATAGCCGCCCATGTGTGGTTTGATGAGTTTGTCTAGAGTCTTATCACTCAATGAGTCAATGACTACATCTCTGTCTGCTAGACGTTCATCAAATTCTTTGTCTGGGTTTTGTGTAACTCCACAATACCAAGCATCTAATTTTTCTTTATGGGCAACGTATTCTGCGTGTGCCCGTAGTTCAATCTGATTACCGCTTTTAAGTTTTCCGTATTCATCTACAATGTTAGGACCTTTGGATCCCCATTCTAAATCCGGAGCAATAAAATTTTCGTGTCTTTGGAATTCTATATTTGGAAATGACTTGACCAACCAATTGTAAACATCTAAACTATTTTGTCTTTGCCATGGTCGTGTCTTCCAACATCTTATATTTGTTATTATGTGGACTTTGGTAAGCCATAAATTTTGTGTAATGATACTGCACAATAGCACAGACATCAATGCACTGTCTAATCCACCACTGACACTGATACCTATTCTTTTCCATTGGTCAGATAAAGGAAAAATTACTCCGTCTATCTCATGGAGAATCTTTTGATAAAGACTATTTTGATATACAGATTTTATAACATCATTAGACATAATTTGGACATGAATATTTATCGTTATTAAATACGCATATTATTTTTTCCGATAAGTACAGTATGCTCGAAGTAATCGCTACCAAAATAAATTACAAAGAAATCTACAATTTGGTAAAAAATTTACCCACAGGTAAAAATGTTTTGACCAAACCTAGAGGTGACTTCTTCTATGATCCACATATCCTAAATGAAGAGTACAAGGGTACCGAAATAGAAAAACTTTTAGACCTTATACCTATGCATGGCGAGGCAAGAGTAATTGTAATGGAGCCGGGTCAAAGTTATTCTGCCCATGCTGACATAGATGATAGATGGCATTTAACCTTAGATGCCGATGAAAGTTACCTTGTAGATTTACAAAATGAAAAAATGTGGAAACTAATTGCTGATGGCAACTTATATCTAATGGATTCGGGCAGATTACACACTGCAAGTAACTATGGATACAAACCACGTTTTCAACTGGTAATTCGCAAAAGATTGAAAGGGAGACATCTTGAGAATCCTGTGTTCTTCAATTTAACTTTGATAGATCCACCATACAATGTCAGATACCTATTTGATAAAAGTTTTTCTATATTATTAAACAAATTAGAAAAAGCAGAAAAAATTACTAATTTTAGGAAAGTAAGTGATAAAGAAATTGAATTTGTTATAGAAAATGAAGAGATTCCTAGAATAAAAGAATTACAACAGTCTTGTGGTTTTAAATTTGAGATTAGAAATGCCTAAATGGAAAAAATTTTACAAATTTAAAGAAGGACTCGCTGTGACGAATTTGCTTTACGAACCTCTTGTAAGCAAAGACAAAAAAATTTTTTGTATGAACTGGAACAAAAATGAATATCATCCTAACGAATTTATGACAGAAGAATTATACAACTTTTGGTTTAATCAAGAAGTCAAATATCTGTTGCATTTAAGCAACAAGAAATATATTCCTGAAATTTTATATCTTGATACAAAAAATCGCATGATAGAATTTAAATGGTACGACAAAAATTTAAATGTAATGATTGAAAACAACACAATTAACAAAATTAAAAATTGGCAAAACAAAATTAAGGAAATAAAAGATGATTTAGAGAAAGATAAGATATTCAAAATCAATATGTATCCGCACACCTTCTATTTTGATGATGATGACAACGCACACATAATGGATCTATATGGTTGCACGGATAGATACAGCAGATATTTGGACACAAGGTTCCTTAAACCTCTAATACGCAACAAAAGATTTGATAAATTCATAGTAAACGAAAGATTAGACACACATGAATTGTATAAAGAAACAATCAAAACAAATTATGCTGAATGGCCAGGAGATTTTTTAAATGCTTGAGTTTGTGGGTAATTGTAATCATATCCTTAATTGGAATGAAATAATAAATGAGGTAAAAGACCAGGAAGGCAAGTGTGCCTGCAAATATCTACCTGTGTCTGAAGTGCCAGAACTAAAAGAAATTAATGATGCACTGGGCAATTACTGTCAACCATCCATAGAATGGATCAATTACTATCCAGGCAAAGAGTTTTCCATGGAGGTTGCGGAGAAGTTTGGAGAATTTGTTGGTGCTCCTAGAATGATTAAGAGTTGGATATCTAAAATATATCCTGGAAAGACTGCACCATGGCATTGGGATTGGGACGTTGACTGGAAGAAATACACAGAACAAGGTAATCCTGTAAGATTCACAGCAATGATAAATGAACCTGCACCAGGACACGTGTTTATTGTAGGCGATGAAGCATTGTACAATGAAAAACAAGGAGATGTTCACAAGTGGCCTGACTTTAGATCATATCATGGTGGAACCAATTGTGGACTTGTACCTAAATTTAATTTTAATTACTTGGCATACGCAGAATGAAACAATACGTAGGAAATTGTAGTGATGTTATAGACTGGAATGCAGTTGTGGACAGTGTTGCCAATTCTAAACCAGCATACCAAGGACCTCGGCACACAAAGAACGATGATCTACCCGGCATAAAAGAAATTAGTGAAGCATGGGACAAGGCAGGATACACACTGGCATCAGAAGGTGGCACGGTAGGTTGGGATATGTGTATACCTGAAACTAATTTTGACAAGAAGATTGTGCAACAGTTCAGTGATTATGTTGGAGTAGATGTATTGAGTTGTTGGGTCAGCGTCATACATCAAGGATATCATGCACCATGGCATTGGGACACACAGGACAATGAAGAAGAATTAAGAAAGTTAGGTCCCATTGAAAGATTTCATGTGCATATGCAGGACACACGTCCAGGACATATACTAATTGTTGAAGATGAATTGTACTATAACGCAAAACAAGGTGACGTTTACAAGTGGCCAGATAGAAATGCATGGCACGCCGGCAGTAATTGTGGGCAAAATCCAAAATACATTTTTAACTTCTTCGGAACAAAGAGATGAAAAAATACATAGGTAATTGCAGTGATGCTTTCGATTGGGATCAGATAATACAAAAGTTTGATGAAAAGCAAGTCAGTCACAAAAAATACGAGGAAGGTTCCACAGCAAGTAAAGAAATAGATGATGCATGGGCAGAGTCCAAGGAGTCAGTTGACTTCTTCACATATCACACAGGAGAAGCGTATGATCCGGACCTTGATAAACGCTTTGGCGAATGGATAGGTTGCGAACCTTACATGGCTTGGTTCAGCAAGATGGGTACAGGCAAAAGTTGTGGGCAACACGAAGACAAAGAAATTGCTGAAAGAATAGAGAGCGAAGGAAAAAATATGAATGACTTTGTAAGGTATCATGTACACGTGACTGAACCGTGTATGGGTGGTGTGTTAATAATTGAAAAGGATTGTTATCATATGGAAGACAAAGGCAGTGTTTGGGAATGGAGTACGCCAGATGCTTTACATCTTGGAGTAAATGCTGGACACAAAACAAAAGTATTATATCATTTTGTTGGAAAGAAAAAATGAAAAAATTGCAATTTGACTACTGGCCCATATTAAGATCCGATGATGGAACTAATCCTTTAATATTAGAAGGACAACTGCAAGACCTATTATTGACGCATTGGAACAACAAAGAGTGCTGGCCCACAATAGAGTTAAGCAAAGAGGGATATGAAAAAGGTTCTGTGTTTAGAAGTTGTGATATAGATTTTGATAACAAATACAACATCATTAACTTACTTAATAAACAAACATGGTTAAAAACTAATGAAACTGTGGACATACCTGCAACAATAGAAATAAGTCAAGTCGAAGAAGACAAATGGAGAATAGATTTTGCCTACAACTGGGCAAACATTGTGAAAGAAGAACTGCATTATTTCAACGACAAGTTTGGCATAGGCACAGAAAAGTTTCATTTTAAAGTAAACGGTGAGGCATGGATTGCCAATCAGGAGATTAAATCAGGAGAATTGTACAAAGTATCCAACACAATTAAATGGAAAGCAACAACTCCTTTGATGTTTGAGATAGAAGAATTTGGTTGGAGCAATCAATCCGAACTTACAAGATTTATACAAGGAGTGAGATGGACTATAAAATAGTAATAACAGGACACACATCACCAATGGGTAAAGAACTTTATGCCCACCTATCAAAGGAGTATGAAGTAATTGGAGTTTCTAGAGAATCGGGATACGATCTAACAAAACAAGAAGATGTAGAAAAGGTAGTCGACATGGCTTTAGATGCAGATCTCTTTATAAATCTTGCACACGTTGGTTCAACACAATCGCAACTATTGATAATGATTAATAATAAATGGAACAAAGAAAGCAGACTGGGACTTGTGATTAGTTTTGGTTCATTGGCAACAAAATTAGATAACGACATCCTACGTGCCGTTAACATAGACAGACAGTATCTAGCGGACAAGCACAAACTTGATGCAGTCAACAATAGTCTAGCAAATCAGAAACCTTTCGGTGAGCAGTGTCAATTCACTTTGGTGCGTGTACTAAACTATGGTGAGAAGACAGGATCTAGAGAAGGCGAACCAACTTGCAACGCAGACGATATCATTAGAACTGTCGATTATATTATTAATGAACCTATGTATGTAGGTGTTTTAGATATTAGACGTTTTTAATTTGCATACCACGTGGTAATCCACCGTGTGGTCTTCCGTCCCAAGGATTAAATTTATCTCCATTCACATCTGTGTAATGATAGAATACTTGGGCACAGGCTATTCCATGGAATGGATCTCTCCAGTGTTCTATTTCGCAACCTTTGTAAACCATAGCGTCTCCTGGCTCAAGATCAACTGCTATTTCTCCTTGATCATTTTTTACCCATATGCTCCAAGGTTTGCGTGTTGCACAATTACTGTCGTCCCAGTCTAAACACACAGTCGCTGATATTTCACAACTGGGTCTATCTTTGTGCCTCTCTAGTATTGCATTGTTTTGATACATTCTATAATAAGTGTAGGATGGTGCAAGTTGCATACCTGTAACTATTTCAATTTGTTTTCCATGCATCATTAACATACTATCCATTAAAGGATCTCCGTATTGTGCATAGTTGCCAGGACATTGTTTATCCGTAAATGTTCCGTCCCATGCCTCTCTGAATTTTTCTTTGTCGTGTTGCTGTTTCATTTCGCAACGTCTAGCATTTAATCTAACATAATTGTATAATGTTTTACACCAATCAGGATCAATTAATCCTTTTATTATTGTGTAATGATCTTTATCGAATTGGGGCATTAGTATTCGGATAATTTATCTATGCCTAATTTTTTACGAAATTTGTCTGTGAATACACAATCAATCCTTAAGCCGTATTCCTGTTCTGCATTGACTTCTCCGCCGTGCCAGTCCTGATCATTCCAGAAAGCCGCATTGGAATTTATGTATACTTTGTTTTGTTTTTCAGGATCCCATATGTAGAATCCTCTTTTTGTGTTGTGTCTTATGTGTATGAATTCATTTTTGTGACCACTGTATCCTTGATTGTCTCCATGCTTTCCATCAAGGTCTCTGTGTTCAAAAGGTTTCCCGTCATGTTCGCAATGAAAGAATATTACTCTACCTATGCTTTCTATGATGCCCGTGTTTACTAATTCTTTAATCCAAGCCACTAAACCTGGAAAGTATTTTGCTTCTTCCGTAATATTTCTTTCTGCATTTCTTTGATCCCAATCTCCTTCTTCCCAAAGGAAATAATATATGTAAGGATCCTTTGCACCCAATACCGCTTTCAGATATCGTGTGAATTGATTGCGTGTTTTGTAATCTTTGATGTTTGCATAAAGGTCATCACCATTTTTTCTGATGGGATCACTTTCTGGTAGTGCTTTGTATTCTTCCAAAGCCATATAAATTGGTTTCCAATTTAATTGGTAACTCATATCTTTTGGATCAAATCCAGGTGACATCCAAGTTCCTTCTTTGGCATATTCTCTTGCCAAAGCAAACCCTCTACATATTTCTGGATGTAAATTCCTAAAACCTTCTATGTCTATGTGTTCGTCTAGTGCTATGTACGGTTGACCGCCAATTCCTTTGATCATACAACTATTTACTTTTAAATACAACACAAATAAATTATTATGGCTTTTAGGTTAATACCATATTCTGATAAATTGGATCTTACCGAATTCTATCATACAGCCAACCAAAAAGGATTTGTCAACAATAGTTCCAAAAAAATGTTGATAGATTCACTGTCTAAAGAAGACAGATACATGGTATGGATGTTGACTTGGAAAGGAAAGATTATAGGATCCACCGCGGCTCACAGTTTTCCTGAAATGGGTCCAGACAGTTATAGAATTGCCTGTAGGATCTGTACGTTCACAGATCAATTGCCTAAAGAATATCAAGTGGTGCGGACACGTGAAACAATAAGAACACATCAAACTACAACGCAACAATTTTTTCAACCTGCTGGAATTATGTGGGCAGGATTCAACAAAAATTATTATGTCACTACAAATGAAAATGCAGAAGGCACTCAAAGGCTAGTGCATTCTATAGTGGCACCAACATTGGAAAGCACAGGCGTCTACACAAAAATAAAAGAACTAGATTACAGAGGCACACGTCAAACCGTGTGGCGTGTAAATGCCGATTTGTATTTCCAACAACTTGCACAGGTAAAATCATGGACTTAACAGATTTTAAATATTATTGGAACGACGTACCTGGCAAAGGTTTGTGTAGGAACAATTTAATTTATACAAGTCTTATAAATCATTCAAAAAGTGAATTTTGTATGTGGTTCAAACACAATTCAGAATATCACAAAGGACACGAGCAGGTTGTAGACCAAGACTTGATGGAGTCTAAATATGCAAGGGAAAAAGATTTTCTTTTATCACTTGATGTTGATCATAAAGATCTCATTCCCGAAATTACAAGAATAGATCCAGACAATCAAGCAATATATTTTAAAATACAAGGAGTTGACTTTTGGGAAGAAAGCCATGGCAAGAAATATGAGGAAGTGTTGCCAGACTGGGAGAAACAGATGTTACGTATTTTAGAGAAGCATAAACAATTAGGAATATACAAATATAGTTTACATCCTAGCAGTTATTGGGTAGTGGATAGAGAATTGAAAAATGTTAATTATTTTTTCGCATATCATAACACAGAAAATAAAATCACAGTAAAAGATCATTTAAGTCACATATCAACTGAACGTCAAAATGAATTAATGCCTCAGATGGAAAAATTAGGCATAGAAGTAGACAAGACATACCCGTTCGATAAACTCCAAATATTGTGTTTGGAAAGTTTTAGAAATGTGTATCCCGATTCGTTCATTGATAAGGCAATTTCAATTTATAAGTAGTAGTATGGAAGATACAAAAACAACCAGCCTCTGTCATATATGCTATAGGCATTGTGTTGCAGAACGAGTAACTAAAGAAGACGGAATATTTCTAAATAAAACTTGTCCTGTGCATGGTGAATCCAGTTATCTAATTGAAACGGACAAAGATTTTTATAAGCAATTAGGATATGACCAATCTGGTTATAGTATACCTCAGGGAATAATGGTTGAAGTCACTGATAAATGTAACCTTAATTGCCCACATTGTTATCATGGTCCTGACAACAAAACTATCGATAAACCTATTGAACAAATACTGTGGCAAATAGAAAATAGATTTGACGCCAATGCTGGCGCAGTGATACTCGCAGGTGCCGAACCAACTGTGAGAAAAGACTTACCAGAACTTATTCAAAGAACAAAAGTATTATTGAAAGAACTTAAAAGACCTGAAGATGTTTGTATTCTTACCAATGGTGTAAAACTATCTGATAGAAAATGGACAAAGATGATTGCTGAAGCAGGAACTAATATGGTTATGATTGGAATGAATCATCATTCTTATCAGGGAGAGAAAGTGCATAAGAAACAATTACAGGCAATAGAAAATTGTATTGCAGAAGGTATATTTGTCTATTATGTAGGATACACTTTAGAGCATATAGACCATATGGAAGAAGTGCTAGAAGAAATACAGAGTTTAGGCAATCGTGCTTGGCAGTATAGAATTAGGGCAGGATCAGATATTGGAAGGTCACCCGATGAACCTCAATTCTTTTTAAGTGACCATGTAAAACTAATAAAAAGTATTTGTGATAAAAAAGGTTGGACTTGGGAAAAGAAACCTGCTGATGATAATTTGTATCATTACATGGTCAACATCAATGGCATCACACACAGAATTATACAATGGAGTGATCCTAAAACAATAGACATGGAACAATTAAAATGTGGTCCATGGTGTGACTTTGTTCCAGGTAAACCTGTTACAAATTTCTTGCATCAAATAATGTTGCGTGACGGACACGTCAACAAAGGACAACCATTGTACGACACCGTTCCTCCACAGTATCTTTTCAAACCTGAAAATATTGATTACGAAGTAAGTGAATGGACTTGGAAAAGTTGGGAAGAATCAAAACAGAAACAAAGTTCTATTGTTTAAGTTTATAATTTAATTTAGATACATCAACAGTCACACTCTGAAAATACATTGTTTCACAAAACAACATATCTGAAATCCATTTAGACACAGCATCGGGATCCATTTTATCTCCCTCAAAATCTTCTGCCAGTCTTGTATCTGTCAATCCTAATATTACGTTTAGTATGTGTGGACCGTATTTTTGTATTCGATCTTCTATCATTTTGTTTTGTTGGCGTTTATTTTTGCCATATCTCTCTAAATCTATATTGACGTCATTGTAATTATAGCAGGCTTTGGAACTTATGTTTAATATCTTTTTATCCTTCTTGCCGTCCCATGCTTGTATGACTTCTTCCAATAACTTTGTTTGTCCTGAATATTCTGACCATGCGTTGTTAACAAATACATCCACTTGATCTAATCCATCTAGTATTTGTTTTCTACCTTCAACGGTATTGATGTCATATCCTGTAGATAGGCTATAACCTTCTACATTGTGTCCTAAAGATTTAAAATGTTCGTAAAGACTCCTGCCAAGTCCTCTGGCGTGTCCCGTTATTCGGATATTCATTGTAAGTTATTAGATTAAGTTGCTCCAAGCACCGCCTTCGTAACCTTGGAATTTGTTTGTTGTCGTGTTGTACACAATCATTCCGTTAACGGCTGTAAGAGCATTTATGGCTGTCTGATCCATTCTACCTAACAATACCTCAGAAGCAAATTGACCATTACCGTTTACTTCTAGTTTTTTAGTTGGAGTACCAACATTGATACCCACGTTACCGTCTTTGTTAATAGTCATGAATTTTAATGTGCTACCATTGTCTGGAGTTGTGGCAAATAATAATTGTCCTGGAACAACACCTGCTGATACTGTTGCTGTCGAGTCAACTGATGCGTGTATGAATGAAGAAAGTCTGTATGCAGATCCATCGTAACCATAGAAGTTATGACCAAATATACCATCATCTGGATTTACCACTGTTGGCGTTACAATAGAACCTCTAGAAGTGAATGCTTCCATTGAGTTCAAAGTAGAGTTATTAGATGCATCTGAAAATACTGTCAATGCCATGTTGTTTGCATGGTCAGTTGAATTAATTGTAATACCTACACCGTTTGCAGAACTTGTTGTACCGAATGTTACTTTTGTGCCTGATTGTAATTGAACAACTCCGCCATCTAATGCTATAACGCCGTTTGTCATAAAGTCTGAATCACCATCAATTCTTAATGATGAATCGCTACCAAACAATGAACCTTTTACATCACCAGTAACTGGTCCTGTGTGTGTTCCTGCTGAATTACCTGTTATGTTACCTGTAACGTCACCTGTTAGGTTTGCCGTAACCGTTCCTGCGTTTGCATTTACAACCACTGTTGAACTGTTTGATACAACGTTACCTGTGAATGAAGCCGCTTCTATTTCACCTGTTGCAACAATACCGTTAGTATGTAATGTTCTCCAAGCGGCACTTGGTGTTCCTAAATCTCTTGTGTTAGAAGCATCTGGAGTGATGTTTGAAGGTACACTCAAATACTGTGATGATAATGTAGTGTCTACTTGCACACCACCTACCGTTGAACCGTCTCCAACGAATAGTTTTTTAGTGTCTGTAGTGAAGATAAGTTCACCTGCTAAAGGTGTAATTCCTTGTCTTTGTGCGTCTGTACCTCGTCTAATCTGTAATGCCATTTAAGTAATGCTCCTAATGTATGTAGTATTTATTCTACTTATATAATTGCTGGAGGCTTTATTTTCGCTTTTTAAGGAACGTTTTTGTGCGTTTTGTTATGTCTGCTTTGACCTTGTTAGTATCAAGCCTAAAATCAACGTTTTTGATATCGTCACCATAGGTTTTGAATAGGTCTCCTATGGTCTTTTCCAGTTCTTTATTAGTCATCTTTTGTCTGTTGGGTTTGAGCCTAATTTCCCAGTTTTTGCCATCTTTAAATGATACTTTAATAGACAGCAAATACTCTACAGGAATAGACTCTATGGATAAATCGCCGAATACTTCCGGCCAATGTTGCACCACTTCCTTAGGCAGTTTCTTTTTCGTAAATTTGACCACGACAGACACTAGACTTACTTAGACTTTTTTGTTGGTGATAACGCCTCTGCTTCTTTACGTAGCCTTGCCGCTTCTTTGTAAAAACGATCTGCGTTACTTCTCATTTGACCTGCTAGTTGTTCATCAGTTAAAGGTTGTGAAGGCGTATTTCTAGCCGTCTGTGATGATGCCACAGTTGTTGCCGTATCAGGTTTTACTGCAAGGTCATCAATCGACACACCTCTTTGTTCTGCGATGATTTTATTCAGTTCATCCAATGCCACCGAATCAGTTGTAGTAGGTGTCATCATAACCGTATCAGTTGGAACCTTCTGCATAAAACCACCTTGGTGGAATTTTAATAACATACTTTGTCCATCTGGAGTTAAATTTCTACCTAAAACTTCATGTAATTCAAAAGCAGATTGACCTTGATTGGATTCGATTACTTTCATTAAAGCATCGTGATCCGCTGGTGCAATTTTTGACGTTTGAATAACAACTGCTGATTTACTGTCACCTGGAACTGTTCTATAGACAACGGCAACTTTGTTACCATTACCTTTCATTTGCCCTACGTGTTTTATCTCAGCCATTATTTTTTCTCCGCTTCTTTGTCACCTTCTGCAGGTGCTTTAGTGGCATCCTTTTGAGATTTTTCTACAATCTTTAGAAAGCCATCTAGTTTATTGTAAGTGGTACCCACTGCCGCCATTTCGTTGGCTTTGAAGGCTCCACGTTGACTTGCAACATCAATTATTGACCTAATCACCGTTAAGTCTTGTACAGTCAATTCTGCTCCGGCGCCGGCTTGTGCCTTTGCTTCTGCAGGTGCTTGACCTGTAACTTCTGCTGGTGTAGGAGATGTAACAGTCTTTGTTTTATTTTCTTCTGACATTTTAAAATGCTCCTTTATATTATTGTATATACAAAGGTATTTAATGACGTTGGATGTAAGGACAACTAAGATTGAATATGGAAAGTTCTTTTGGATTTTCGAATGCTACCAAAAGATAATTTTTTATGGTACCGTGATTATCTACATCTAGATGTTTACCAATGTAATATCTACCTTTTAGGTTTTCCAAAATCCATTTTTCTATATGTTCATTTGTTTCTGTATGGTCAGTAGATAATTTAAGAATTTGTAAACCGTCAGGCTTTTTGGTAAACTTTCTACAATCGAAAAAATTAAGTGAGTTTGGTTCTTTAGTTTTTGAAAACATTATCCATCATAGTGCACCGTTGTACCAAAAGGTGCTTCCATATTTTTATCATGATGGTCGTTAATCAAAAACAAAGTATCACAGTATGAATCATCTCCCCAACTCTCCCAAGGATAACCATCTGTGAACATAATAAATTTCTTAGGTTGTATGTCGTTTTCTTTCATGTATTCAAAATTACAATCAAAATCTGTACCACCGCCACCTTGTATTTCATAACTTTGTAAATCACCTTCGTGCGGAGTAATGTCTTGTTCATTGTGTACCTCTGTATCAAAACACCATATTTTAATTTTGTAATCTCTGTATTGATCCATAATACCTTGTACCTCACTTAAGAAGTCTTTTGTTTGTTCTTCTCTAATAGAACCTGAAGTGTCTATTGCAATAGCCAAATCAATTGTTTGTTCATTTAAAGTACCTGGCAGTATTACACCTGAATGCCAACCTTTTCTGCTTGGTCTCGCCCAACTATAATCATTTTTCAACACACTGTCTATCTGTTGCTGGAGCAATTCTCTCCAGTTCATTTTAGGTTCAGTAAATTGATCTATTATTCTTTTTACTGCTTCAGGTAAGTTTTCTTTACCTGCCGCTTGAGCGGATTGTATCATACTCTCTTTAATCTCATCTCTAATTTTATCCATTTCTGCTTTAGAGTAAGTAGGTTGTTTAGAACCTTTTTTATCTTTGTCTTTGCCTTTGCCAGCACCAGCACCTTGTTCCTTCTCCCAATCAATGTGCTCATCTAAAAGTTTACCTAACTTCTCCATTGCCTTTTTACCTTTTTTGTATATGTCATCATATACCGCTTCTGAAGACCAACCACTGTATTTGTAGTCTTGAAATATCTGTACGTCTTTAGGTTTCTCGCCAATGTTCTGATCCATCAATGTGTTGTTCACAATATAGTCACAAGCGATGTTATGTAATTGAGGTTCTCTGTCCTCTCTTCTTTTCATGTGATCAAATACACAATGAAGTATTTCATGTGCAATAACAAATTCAATTTCTTTAGTAGTCATCTTGCTGAAGAATTGTGTGTTGTAGTATAAATGTCTACCATCAGTTGCGGCAGTTGGACACCAATCATCACACTCTTTTATGATTAGTCTTGTTGCCATGTTGCCAAAGAAAGGATGTCTTAAAAGCAATCCAACTCTTGCAACAATAATTTTATCTAATACTTCTGCTCTAAGACTTTCTAATTGTGCAGGAGTTAATTGTACTTCTTGTTCTGTTTGTTCTATTATGTCTGTTGTCATGTTCATAAATTCCTATTAGTGTAGGGCACCCTAAGATGCCCTACTCAACACCTTAGTTAGTACTCTGTGCGGCAGTTATATACTTGCCGTATTTTTCGTGGAACTCATCAAAGCATTTGACTGCATCAGGATCAATAGGTAATTGATACTGAGTTAATGCCATCTTGATACCCATAACAACAAGTTCTGTATCAAAATTGTCCATCATAAATCTAAGAAACTTGCTGACCTTGTCATTAAACTTCTTATCTTTTTTGTCATTTGCTTCTTTCAGTTCATAACATAGCGAAACCGTAAGGGAGTACATTGCTGATATTTCTTTCGATTTCATTTCTGTTATTTTGCCTTCCAATATTTCGGAAGGATTAGGTAGTTCTGATGCTACCTTTCTATGAGCCATGAACTTAACCGCAAGTCCTTCGCCCACTGCACCACTGACTAAATCAGTTACGGTGTTTTCATCTAAATCATCTGATAGCAATTCACTAACAAATGACCAAGATCTCGGAGTAGCAAATGACCTACTTGGTGACTTTGGATCAAAGTCATATAAGTCCTTTTTGCTAAAAGTCAAATATCCAACAACATCTTTGTGAATGTTGTTTTCAACTGCCCACTCAAACCAATCATCAAATTCTGGTTTCATTTCTAAGTGGATAAATCTATTAGCCAACGGAGCAGGCATTCTATATACAACACCTTTGTCTGCCTCCCTGTTACCAGCCGCACAAATTAATACGTTATCTGGCAATTTGTATTGACCAACTTTTCTGTTTAGAATTAATTGATAAGCCGCCGCCTGTACACTAGGAGCCGCTGAATTCATTTCATCTAAAAACAAAACAATATTTTTGTGTTTCTTCGCTTCTGCTGATGTTGGCAGTTCCGAAGGTTGTGCCCAAACCATATTATTTTCTTTCGAGTTAAAGTAAGGGATACCTTTAATATCTGTAGGCTCCCATAAACTTAATCTAATATCAATCACGTGTGCATCGATATTCTTTGCAATTTGGTGAATCACTTCCGATTTACCTATACCAGGGCCACCCCAAACAAATATAGGTCTTTTAATCTTCAGTGCGTGTAATATAGACGCTTTAGCCTTATTTGGCGATAATTGCCTAGTGCTTAAAGCATCTGTTTCTGTAGTTTTTCTTCTTGGCATTTTGTACTCCGTTTTAAATTGTTGTTATAGTTTAATAATATATTCTAGTACCAAAAAAGTCAACCAGAAAGATTGGGCAAAAACGTCAATGATTATGCGGGTCATTTGCCCTGTGGATAACTATTCTTGGTTTTCTAGGCGAGATAATGCTTTATTCAGACCGTATTTTCGTATATCTCCCGAAAATAACATCAATTCCATTGCTTTCTTTTCGTTGGTTACAATAACTCCATCGTCTGCTAGATAATATGGAGTGTCCAAATACTTGTCTAAAAATATAATCACTTGGGTGGTTAGGTTGAAATCATTCGGAAAAGGAACGTCGTATGTTTGTAATTCTAATTTTTCTTTGATGAATGTTATGCCATCATCTGTAAGTCGTAATCCACCGGTACCTTTTGACCTGCTGTTCTTCCACCACATTGGCATATACTCTTTCAGAGTGTTTTCACCAATTGCTATATTGGCACTTTTTAGGAAGATTTTAGTGTAGGTTTCTTTCCAGTTCATTTTTCACTTACAGTTTCACCTTGGGTTAATTTAACCACCGTGAATTCTGTAGTGTTGAATAGTGTATTCAATTTCTTCGCTAGATTAAATGCGTGTCCAGGGTTTGAAAAACTAACCTTTTTGTATTTAGGTCCTGGGTAGTTGTTAAGCAAGTTTGCACTTTTCAGATTGAACGGCTTGCCCTTATAGAACACTGCCCAAATTCCTTCAGCCGCTAGGATCTGTTCAGACTTGTAGTCTTTCTTATTTGTATACTCTAAAAGTACTGTTGGTTTAGGTCTACTCATAATTTGCTTATATATGAGTATTTATCGAATTTTAGGTTGTGTTATAGTTTACCGCCGTCTACTTGCACGTTTACAGTTTCTTCTTTGCCTGCTTCTTTCTGCTTATTATGGGTCATTAAAGCCTCATAATCCCCCGCTAGACGGGCCAGTACAGTGGCTAGGGTATATGTGATATGCTTGGCAGTATTGATGTCAATACGCACTTCTTTTTGGTTTCCTAGGTCGGCTCCTTTGACCTGTTCTATAAATCTTTGTAGACTGGCTGTGTTAAGTGGTTCTTTTGTTTGCATTTGCCAACTCCGTTTTCATTTCTAATATGGTTCTAAATGGTCCTTTAAATGGATACCTTTCCAGCGTCAATAGTTTTGGACAGTAACTTCTTACCCATCCTTTTTCAAACTTGATTATGTAGTATCCTGCACAATATAAACTTTTGGACTTTTTGCTTTTGTTGAATAAAGGTAATTTACGTTTTACATCGAATACCATATTGTAAGGAACAAATTTGCTTGGGTAATCATACACATCATTTTTCTCAGATTCAACTGGCCCTGGTGCAGATAAACTTGTACCCCACATCCAGTCACCTGTGAAACTTTGTTCTAGTGCTGTGACAGTATCAAATATTCTAGTTCCTGATTCGCAACTAAACATATATCTTCTGTCTTCCTGTTTACATATTGTTCCTACCTTTTTGCCGTCTGATTCTAGTATCCAGAATCTATTTTCTAAAATAGGTTTTGCATATAACTTATTTGTCATGCCATTACCTCTTCTTTTTTATATTTTGCGTTTAATGGTTCAGCATAACTTTGAGGATACTCTGCAATCTTTTGCAAGTCCCATTTTGCACAAAATTTTATTAATTTAAGACCAACCTGTTCTACAGCCTTAGTTTTTGCACTTGCGACTGTTTCCTTTATAATTTCTTTTATTTCATCTGGCTGTGCAGACAAATCACATAGTGTTACGTTTCTTGTGTAGTCATCTATTACTCTGTGTTCAAATCCTTCATGGTCTACCCAACGTTGCAACATCATATTGTTCCAACTATATCCTTTTGAATTTCTATCTTCGAATGCTTCTGTTAAACCTACTCTAGTTTTTGTGCCTTTTGTCCTTACTCCAGGAAAGGCTGAAAATACATTGTCAGCAGTATCGCCTCTCATACATTTTTCAAATAATAACCATTGTGGATTTGGAGCAGGTCTATCTTCTCCTGTTTTCTTATCTTTCACTCTGTTACCTTTATCATCAAAGTATCCTTGATGTGTAATTGTAACTTCTTGAACTCCGTTGTATTGTGCAACATTAGGAGCAATCAATTGGGCGAAATCGCCATCTGTGCTTATAATAAAGTGATTATCATTAGGATGTGCTTGTACCCAACCTGCAATTAAATCATCTGCTTCTAATTTAGGATTTTGTAGAACTGTGCAATTAGTTTTCTGATCTATGAAATCTTTGAAGTTGTCAAATGTTTCCCAAAACACTTCGTCCTCTTCGATCTCTTTTTCTGTTCTGGCATCTCTTACATTTTTTCTGTTTCTTTTGTAAGGCTCATAAAAGTCTTTACGCCAACTTCTACCTTCCAAACAAAATACAACGTGATCTCCTTTGAAGTCTTGCCATACTTTTCTAATGCTATTAAAGGTAATATGCAACGCCATACCTATCTTACTGTCTAGATCGCTCTGTATAGCGAACTTGGATCTAAAGAAAGTGTTTGCAGTATCAACCAAAATATAGTTCATTAGTCAATATCAATCCTTACTATGTGTTTTCTTAGTTCCTTTACAAAGAATTCTAACTTATCAATCATTGAAATCAAGTCTTTATCCGTGATATATCTACTTCGCTCTTTCAATTTGTCATATTCTCTCAACGATATTTGCACCATTGGAGAAAGATCTCTACTTGCCTCGTTTTCCATTGTTGCATCTAGTCCTCTTTGTTTTTCATCTGAGTCCGTCATTTTATCTCCTTAACTAATCTCCGATTTGTCTTTGCCCAAATCTTTAACATTAATATAACCTGCGCCTCTGTCTGGATCCATGCCTTCTTCTTGCAATATGTTTCTTGCAATAGTTTTAAACCATCCATCAACTATTTGTTCATTTGTTTCGCCTTTATAGCCTGCATCTAACAATTTTTCAATAAATTCATTGTTCCAATCTAGTTCAAAGAATCCATTTCTAATATTGTCTTCATTTACCTTTGTGTCTAATACAGCCACCCAAGGTTCGCCTGATTTTGTTGCCTGTTCTTTTTCTCTCATAAGTGCTTCAAGTCTTTTGTCTTTCTCCGTTTTTGGAGCGCCATCTTTCTTCTTGAATACATCTTTTACTTTTTTTACTATATCCATTTTAAGTTCCCCATTTATTTCCAAATATATCTACTTGCAGTCTTGGAGTGTAACGCCATCCTCTTTCCATTGCCAACTTGGCTACCCCTTGAGTGTTTAGATTATACATTTCCGATCTGCCGCCTAATGGCATACAATATACCGGAACATTGATTCCAACCTCAGAATATTCTTTAACTGCCTTACCCACTTCATCAACGTCAGTTGAATCAGCAACAACAAATTTAAAATATCCATCGCTGTTTGGAATATCAAAGTATGACCTTGCAATATCTGGCTTGATTGCAGTTTCCCACGGTTCGCCTGATACGGAAAGTTTCGGAGAACAACTCCAGGTCACTTTGAATCTTGTTTGTTTACGCAAATACTCTTCGAAATCTTTGTGCAACGGTTGTGTTGTATTTGTTTCGAATGTTACGTTTTTTAAGTCTTGCATTCTTGGATGCTCAAATAATTCCACATAAAATCTTTGCCAACCTAACAAAGGCTCTCCGCCTGTCAGTATAAAGTGTATGTCTTGTCCATTGTCCATAGTCCACTTGCCTTGCGGAGTAAGTCCTAACACATAATCAACCACTTCATCAATTGTGTGATCTTTCATATACTTCTTGAATTCAGGATAGATACTTGCATAAGTGTCACAACCAGTATGCACTATCGGAAGTTCTTCAAAAGTTTTCACTTTGTCAAGAACACCTTCATCTAATAATTTTTTTACTTCAGGATTGTATTTGATGCCTTGCTTTAATTTTTCTGCTCTGTTTGGATATCTGTCTATGCCAAAGTTCATGCATCTAAAATTACAGCCGAACGTTCTTAAGAATACTGAAGGAACACCTACAAATTTTCCTTCTCCTTGCACGGAGTAAAATGCTTCACTATATCTTAATCTACTACTCATGACCTTTCATACTCAAACATATATCATAAAACTCTTTTTTCAACGGAGCGTGTTTATCGAACGCACCAAGTAATATTGCAGTTGTCATATCCGATTCATGTTCTCTAACACCTCTCTGTGTCATGCAGTGATGTTCTGCTTTTATCAATACAGCCACGTTTGGAGTTTTAGCATATTTCTGTAATGCTTCTGCTACCTGTGTTGTCATCTCTTCTTGTATCTGCGGACGTTCTGCAATATGATGAACTATCCTATTAAATTTAGAAAGTCCAATCACTTCTTTTTCTGGCAGTATACCTACCCAACATTTTCCTACAATGTTCTGAAAGTGATGGGCACACGTTGACTTGACACTTATCGGACCGCTAGTGTATAAACTTCTATATCCCATATTAGGAAAAGAAGTGACCTTAGGTGGACTTATAAATCTACCTGCAAAGATCTCTTTCATATACATCTTCGCTACACGTCTTGCAGTTTCTTTTGTGTTGTGATCATTTTCAGTATCAATAACTAGAGCATCTAGTACGCCTGAAAAAGATTCCTCAACTTCCTTTTGCAATTTTTCAATATCATCGCCTTCCAAAAAATCAGCAATATTATCATTACTGTGAAATCGTATGCCTTTTTCTTTAAGCCTTTGCCTAATCTTCTCTGATGTTTTCATTAATCCCTCTTAATATATTTTTCTAACACTTCTATCTCATCGTGATATTGTGCAATCACTTGTAGTTCCTTTTCGATTGCTTCTAATATATCAGGATGTTCACCAACGCCGACAGCCTTTTCCATGTAGACTTCGACATTAGCCGAGTGCTTCGCGATATGACCTTTTGCGTGTTCAATCAATGCGTCATATATCTTTTGTCTTGATGCCATAACATTTCCTCCTAATTGTTATATTAACAAATTTTGTCCAATTTGTCAATGATTTGATTGTAAACAAGTTGATTTCCTTCTTCCGAATAATGATTTACTTTGCCTCTGTAATTGGGCCACATTTTGGATAGATCCAAAATATTATCTTCTTTTGCATAAAAATTTGATACATCAAAATGATCTACTGCCAAATATGGAATACTGATAAATTTTTTGATTTCTGCTCTAATCATATTGTAGATATCGATAGCATACTCATCATCGTAGTGATGATGGAACCAATTTTTGGCAGTACGCAATCTAGGATTGAACCAGTCAAATTTGTCCATTATATCTGTGTAAATTAGATCACAGTCTTTGTGTAATCCTTCTTTGTGAACAGGATGTTCCGTTGTGTGTATTCTGCTTGGACTTGTATGACACACTATCACTGCGTCATAATTGTTTACCCAATATGCGTCTCTGGCGCTGAGGTTCCACAGTTGTTTTAAAATTTTGTATTCTCCAACTCCTGCCTGTGCAATGTTATTGACTGCATGGTTCTTTGCCAACATCAAAGGCCAACCTTCTCCAGTGGGCCATTCGCAACCAAAACTGTCTCCCGCCAATACTATTCTTTTAGCCATGACAGATACTCCTTTGCGACCAGGTCGTGATATTGTTTATTGAAATGTTCATTGTCTTCTAAGAAATAATCTTCTGCTTTGTGTCCTAATGTATTTAGATGGTCTTCGACACTCTTCTCTGCTCTCTTCAGTGTTTTAATTTTACCAAAATATTCAAAGTTGTTGGGCCATATGCCTCTGCTTCTAAAATTGAATACATACAACTTGGCGTTGTTTTCTGCACAAATATTGTCCCAAGCATATGCGTTCAACAAAAATTCTCTCTTTTCTAATGTTGTATTACACTCATTAAAAAGTTTTACCTGCATATAAGAATCTTTTCTCAAATCAGGCTCTTGCAATCCTTCCTCATTTGTAAATTTAAAACCTTTTGCATTTTGATAATCTTCTGCTGTAGGTTTTGTTAATATTTGAACTGTGTCGCCTGCGATAGGTTGATCAGAATATTTTTTAATCATGTCATTGGATTGTGGATGTTCTATAGTGAAATGATCAACTGGCTCTGCTTCTTGTTTTAACTTGCCATCAAAACTTATAACCATTCTATTCAATGGAGCAAGACACAAGAATACTTCGTCTATGTCATTGTGTTTGTCGAAGGATGTTTTCAACCAGTTTGTGTACAGACTGTTTGTTGCTCCTGGCTGTGCATATATGACAATAGGCTTATCATGTATTTTTGAATACGTTTCACAATAGTTGTTGTCGTTCCAGAAAGAATAACTGCCCGGACCAACCTTTCCTTCTATTGTTTGATAACCTACTGTGTGACTGTCACCTATGAAAAGTGTTCTACTCATTTTTTGTGTAATCCCCTTTGCCTGGTATAACGTTTCTTACACCGCCTTTAGGATTCTCACAATCGCCATCTTTTCTAGGAATAAGATGCACGTGTGGATACATCACTGTTTGTCCTGCGGCTTCTCCAACATTTATTCCGATGTTGTAACCTTGTATTACGCCTTTTGCAATATTATCGTTTCCGATTTTAATTGCAAGTTCAACACATCTTATAATTCTTTCCTGTGTTGCTTCTTTAGGCACAATTAAACTATGTCCTTCTGTGACAGGAAATCCGTCATTGTACCACACCATATCTTTGAAATCATATACGACATCGCTCCAAGGTGCTCTGCCTTCTTTCTTTGCTTGTTCTAATGTATCAACTTTTATCATTACCATTCCTCCCACGGAAAAACAATCCAACATGGTAACACATCTTTGTCTATTCCATAACAATAATAATTTAGTTTCTCGAACTTACTAGGTGCGTTATGTATGATTGCGGCAGTTCTTACTCTGTCCTCACCACCAAAATTCTTATTGATGTAATTAAATGTTTCTCCAGTATCATTTATATCATCTATAATTAATATCTTCTTTTGAAATGCGTATGCCTTTTCCAAATTTCTTAAATCAGGTTTTGCCTTGTGATCTCTTAATCTTACGTCCAATGCTTCATGAGGTTTGTTTAATCTGTGGCTAAGATATATTCCAGGTATGCAACCACCTCTATTAATACCCATTATTACATCAGGTTCCCAATTATCCTCAGCCATTCTATCAGCAATTTTTTCAAGTGCGTTACGCACTTGTATCATTGTGAAGTATTGCTTGTTTACAGTCATTAATAATTTTCCTCATCTGGATTTTTAGAAACATAATCGTTATAACATATACGCCATATATTTCTAAACTTGTCATAAGCAATTTTTAAACTGGGATATTCTGCACACAGTTCATCAATTTTTTCAAGAGTAGGCACACTGTCTTCAAACGGCTTAGGTAATTTAAAGTCTTCGAACGTCATGTTCTCCATGCCTTTACCTGCATCTGCTCTCATCATATCATTAATGTCCACAGTGTCCACAGTTCCGCCACCATCATAACTTACTTGATATGACTGAGTGGGTGTTGCCCAGCCCCCTGCAAAGGTATCTCCCTTGACTGTGTAAGTGATGTCAGGGTCTTCTGCCGGAGTCTTTTTGTCTTTATCCATTAATACAACTCCTCAATCTTATCACAAATTTTTAGTTTCAATGCGTCTTTGGCATCTAACCAAACGTCCTGCGGTGGAAGTAGTATTTCTCTAATTTGTTTCTCGCTCATACCAATGCACTTTTTATAATGATTGATCATTCTTTTTGTGCTGAGTTCGAACTCTTTTACACGAGCAAATAGTTCATGTTCTTTACCTTCACTACCCCAACTGTATTGGTGTGATAATATTGAAGTGTTTGGAGTCAAAATTCTTTTTCCTTTCGCACCTGCTATGAATAATAGGAATCCACAACTTGCAATAAGTCCTAGTCCAACAGTCTTAATTGGTATAGTACTTGCTTTCATTGTGTCTATTAAGGCAAATGCGGCGTGTACATCTCCGCCTGGCGAATTAATTATTAGTGTCAATTGTGGCAATCTATTTTCAGATAGATTGTGATTCATTATCCACTTGATTACATCTCTGCATGAATCTGTGTTAATGTCATCCATTAGTACATATATTCCGTTGGATGCTAAATTATTTGTAGGCGTGTTATTGTTGCTTTGCTTTTTAGCCATTTGATATTACTCCATATAGTTTATTTCCTGAAAAGAATGTATCTTTCAATTTGTCTTTTTGTTTATAGATTAACGGAATATATTTTTTATAGTTTTCCATGTAATCTTCAATTTTAGCAATTAGTTTTTTCTTGTTTGCCAAATAGTTTTGCCAATCTTCAGTCCATATACTTGGATAAGCAAATTCTGGGATAGCCATTTCGCTATAACTTAATCTGTCCGGAACCATAGGGATCACATCTAATAATGCTCCTTCATACCAACTTATGCCCAATGTTTCTTGTAAGTTTGCACTGAATATCATTTTAGCACTGCCTAATAGATTGTGATATTCATTTTTACTTAAAGCCTTTTCTTGACACGCCACAAATTCATATTGTGGCATTGCTTGTTTTAAATCATTGAATATTGCAGGTTGTTTTTCAGGAGCCATTCTGTGTGGAAACAGAATAACATCTTTCTTGTCCATGTTCTTGTATAAACTTAATGTTGGTTCCATATATTCCATAGGCCAACCTACTCTGGATATTTTTTCTTTTGGTCCAGGATTCAATCCTAAATATTTTCCTGTGTCTTTAAATACTTCTGTAAACATATTGATATGGAACTCTGTTGCAAAAAAATTGTGATCAAATACGTCAAACATTGCCCGTTCAGTATTTCTAACCCAATCTGCATCACCAATTAGTCTTCCTAAGAAGTCTTGTGGATCATACGAACCGGCGTGCCACATACCACCTATTTTAATTTTTACATTCAACAATTCTGACATATATTTTAATTGTAAGACAGTAGGATTCCATGCATCTGTGTAAAGGAAGTAATCTCCATCTTTCACTTTACCCTCACAGAACATTGTACCTATCTTTTCCATCTGTGCCGACTTGTAGACGTTAGTTCCACCAAAGTTTAAGAAAGCACCCGGCGTTGTTGCTTGAGGCGTGTCACCACCGCTTATTGTTATCACGTTTTGATTAGTCGCACGTTTCAATTGTTTAGGAAGATGTTCCTTCCATTCTTTTGTGTATCTTGTATCTACTGCTTCTAAATCAACTATGTATATTGTCATTTGTCTTCTAAATATCCTAATACTGCTAATCCTATAAAAAAGAAAGCACCAAACATGAACATATCGGAAATAAATTCATCACCGCCATATAGACCAGGCATTGGCATATACCATGCGAAGCCTACAAGTAAGGCAAGACCTATGCTACCAAAGAGTACCCACATACTAGGCCCCCGATATAACTTCTTCTTGTCCCTTGTGATAATATGCGTGACTTCCATTTTCTCCATCTTCACTCACTTCTATTTCAATATCTCTGTTAGGATATTTTTTGTTTATTACAGCATACAAATCATCACTGATCATTTCACAAGATTTATAGTTTAATTGTAAAGTTTTTTCTGTGTACAATTTTTCTAACCATCTCTTAAACTGGATAAACTCAATATCTCTATCATCGTGGAATACTTCTATTCCTACTTTGAAATGAAATATGTGTCTATGAACATAACCTAAGAAAGAAACATCATATTCATCACCTGTTGCCAATTTTGGATCATCCAAAGCCGCAGGATATTTGTGAAGTCCTTCTTTTCTAAAAGTTACCCATATAAGTTTGTTTACGTGTTTTTCCATATTTTTAAACATTCCTTTAGTATAGCATTTTTACTCTTCATTGTCAACGTCAATCACCGTATCGCCAACATATTCAGACCAATCTGTGTAGTGCATATTTTCTGTGATCGCTTTCAAGTTTTTACTCCAAACACCTGTGTTTGAATGTCCCCACGTCACGTCATCAATTTTGAGTGTAGTGTTTTTATTCAATTTATAGATGTTTGGTATTTTTGCACTTACCATCGGAATGAATCTTTCAAATTTCATAAGTCCTGTATCTGTCACAGTTTCAATAAATTCTATACCAAAGTCTAAAGTGACCCAGTATTTGTTTTCTAATAATTCTTTCATCACAGTTGTAAACTGCTCATTACCATCATAACTTTGACTTGTACCAAAGTAAATGTGTTTGCAATTATGATGATCTGCCAAGTCCATTATTTCTTTAGGATCTCTAGTCCCAACAACAAATAGTGTTCTGAATCCTTTTGCTATTGTGTTTTCTATTTCATCACCAACGAAATAAACAACTTGTTTTCTTTTTTGTGTGTCTAAAGCCATTCTATATATCCTCTATTATAACCTGGCATTCTTTGATTGCCTTCTTTGAAAGCATCACGCCATTCTGTATCTCTGTCATATCCTTTACTCCAAAATCCACTTATGTCTAAAGCACCCGTCTCAATCATTTTTACTGCCATCTTCATACATCTTTGAAAATCTTTCTGTCTTGGACTTGGAAATATAAGTGTCGCCGCATTCCATAATAGTTTGTCAAATTTTGTTGTTATTCCATTTGTTTTTTCTGCACCCAACACTACCAGACCTTGCTCACCAACTAAATCCTGTTTGAACACTTCATCTCTTGTGTTTAGATCAACAACAATATCATAGGGACCATCTACTTCATTTTTTAATTTGTCTCCCCAAAGTTCTTTGTTGCTACTACCCAAAACATCTACGTCAAAGAAATAATGTGCATTTAGATATTGATATACTACCCATGCTAAAAAGCCACTGCCAATTATTAAAAGTCTTGCACCTTTGGCATTACGTTTTTCAAATTGACTTTCTTCTTGCATAACAACATTCAAACCACAAGCAACTGGCTCAATGATGTATTTAGGATCAAGTCTTGGCACTTTCACATAAGTTCCTGCACGAGCATTGTATTCATCTGCGTATGCAGGTTCACCTCTTGTTGCCACTAAATCTCCTTCTTGTACGTCCTTGACGTCTTTGCCACATTCTAAAACCTCGCCCAGTCCTTCATGTCCTTGCATCTCCAAAGGCAAAGGACCAAACTTGCCATTCATCATATCTATATCGCTTCTGCACACGCCAGTCATTTTTGCCTGCACACGTATTTCATTGTCTTGAATGTTAGGCAGTTCAAAGTCTTTTTCTTCAAAAGAACCATTACCTTCAGTGTAAAGTATTTTCACTGTCTTCACTTAATAACTCCTGTATCCATAAATCTATTTCTAATTGTTTGCTCCAAAACATTTCATCATCTTGATGTATAATTGCATTACGAATCATTTCTTCATATGCAGGTTCCGGACATAATCCTAATTGAACTGATTCACCGTTGCTTTCTCCGTCTTTATAGAAATGCATCGCGATATCATCACCGAACGGACTTTTCCAACTTGCCATCAATATGAAAGTTTTATCTCCATTGGATAAAACCATTTCAGTTTGGTCAGGCACATTGTATACGCCATCTTTGTTTATTGTACCATAATCTGTTCCAGTGCAATCTTTCAACGTGTATTTTTGTTCTTTAGTAAATTTTTTAATACGATAATCTTTATATGTAGGGCCAGCCATTGCCACAAATAAACTTATCAGATGCGGAAGTAAATCTTTTTCAACTCCTCCCATTGCAAATTTTTTATCTGTAAACCATGTACCAGGACTAGGAATCCTATCCTTATTAATCCAGTTTATTTGCACCACATCACTTTTTAATGCTTTGTCATACATTTCTTTAATACTATCACGCCACATATTGTTCTTTGTCATCATAAACTTTGTAGGTTTATTTAGGTTGTTTAATATACGCCAATGATTAGTTGACTCTACTCCAGGTTTTTCTACAAAAACAATCTTTGAATGTGGAGCGACTTTTTGTGCTACCTTAAAATGCAAATGATTGGGCACACAGATATGAGCGGTATCAAATGGACTATGAGTCGCGAGTGCTGTGGTAAGTTCAACAAAGTCGGCATTCTTGGATTGATCTCTGTCCACAGTGATTACATTATGTCCCATTTTTGTCAAGACATCTTTGTACAACTGTCCAAATCCCATACCAACTATTAAACTTTTCATCCGTTCACAGATCTCTTCATGTTGTCTAATTGTGTTTTCAAAAACAATTTAATTTTTTTAAATTTTACTAGTATTTGTTTACCGTCCCAACTTCTGTCGTAGTCACGTTCCTTTTCCATTTCTACAACTTTTTTCTTATACCAGTCGTATTCCTTTTGCACTGCCTTTATTTTCTTGCTCCTTATTTTTGCCATATTATACCTCCTCGAATAAGTTTCCAAATTGCGTAGAAGCATTTACAGTCTTCTTACCTGTTGCTCCTCTTGTTCCTATAATTGACATCCAAAATCTACTAAACTCTTCAATCACTGCGTTTGCCTCATCTCTACTGCTTGTAGCGAATATGGCATGAACAATATCTTTGAAAGCAATCCTATCAAACTTTTCTTCTACCAACATATGAGGATTGATACCTTTGTCATATGCTTCATTGGCTTCTTGAACTGCTTTAATGTGCATCCAAACATTGTGCGCCATTTGTAGTGTGTAACTGAAACTATCCCAACTTGTTTTAGGGTCATTTTTCATTTTGTTTAAATCTCCTGGATTGTAACAAGTTATATCCTTTAACATCCATCTTTCACTTACTGGACTATCTCTAAACGCAGGAAATATGCCTTTGTCTAGCACAGCCTCTCTGAATGGTCTAGTATCTTTGGCAAATGCTTTGTCATCTGCACTAGGCATCATTCTGTAAACCCATTTCTTTTTGTCTTTAATTTCTATATCTGTATACACCTGTCCATTCGCACTTGCAAGGAAAGGACTTGCACAATCAAATGTAATCATAAAGTTTTCATTGTGGTATTTCCTTACTGCTCTCTGAATGTCTGTCAGTAATACTGCCCATTCCAATTTGCTTGTGCCTAAGAAGTGCATGACATCATGTTTGCCTTTTTCAAGCAATCCATCAAATCTCAATGCAACCAAACGTTTCAATGCCAAGTGTACATCACACATATTTTGTCCACCCATTGCCCAACCATTGAAGTGATCTGTATATTTCTTAGGATCACAATAATCTTTCATTTGAAGATACCAATCATCTGCTTGTTGGAAGTTTTCACCTTGAAGCACATTTAAGAACTTACAATTACCATTTCTATTTTTCATAAAGTAATCGTTGTTTATCTTTGTGCCATCGACTGCTTCTTGATATGAATTAATATTACTTGCCTTGGCACCCTGAGGAGACCTAGACACCCAAGCAGGAATATCAAGTATCATACCATAGTCCATATTTCCGTCCATGAACTCCAGCACTTGTTCTCTTTTCTTTTTGGCTTTAGGACAAGATGGATCTTTCCAATCTCCTTCCCAAACTCCTTTACCAATCTGGAAACCACCCGAGTCACCTAGTACCCAGTTGTCTTTTCTATCTCTGTTCCTAATGATATCATCTCTAACAGAAAAGTGTTTCATATTCAAGTCGGCGTGTCCTGCCGAATATAAATGCCACTTGTAATAGAAATAAGTGTCCTTTGATTTCATGTAGTTCAAACCTTCAACGCCATGTTCAAAGTTTTGCGGAACTCTCTTAGGCAAGATGTAATCCTCTTCGTGTCTTGCTTTACCTAAGTCCCTAGCAAAGAAACTGCTCATAGCAGGAAGGAACGTTGCGTAGTCCTTCTGTTTGTCAGTTAAACTATCAGTTGGTATCTTCTTATCCATATACTACTTTGTTTGTGCAGGCAGTATGTAATCATATTGACCAATACCACTATCAACACTTATTTTCATTGCTCCTTGATCTGATATACTCATCTTGATTCTACCATCGAGACTCAATATACTAATAACTTGTTGTATAGGCCAACTCCAAGAATTTTGTAATTCTTTTGTTACGTTGGTTTCAAATATAAAAGAACCTGCGTGTGAATTAGCATCACCAAAGTAAAACACTAAATTATTGTTTTCAGTTTTTACTGTGAATACAGTTTCTTCAACGTGTGCCGCCGCTTGTAGTTTCAATCTAGCAATCGCCGCCACTCTTGGTTCAAACTCTATGTCCCAAGTTGTTCCTTTAAATTTTACAGATTTTAATTTCTCATTAATGATTTCAGTGCTCATAAATCTGTAATCATTTTTAAAATCCTTTCCAGCATTTTCAAAGTGTATGTGCGTTGGAATAGTTTTGCCATTTCTTTCCGCTGACTTAACTTCTATCTTTGCGTCCTTTTGATATTCAGGACATTTTAAGTGAAGTGCCAACTTATCCAAGTTAGGCATTCCAAACACACCATCAAATTCATTTACTTTGTTGTTTGTGTTTGCTGAAAGTATCACTGATCTATCTTCAGCCATACTTTCTATTTTTGTTTGTTCCTCATTTGACACTTTTACTAAACTTAAAAAGCCTAGCGAATGTGTATGAGCAACTATGTCTTGTAAGATGTCTTTCATTATTTTCTCCTCATAGTTACATTATATTTAGGTTTTGGCGAAAAGTCAATCACGAATCCTATCATCTTTTCCTAACTCCAAAACGTTTATATGCCTTTTGGACACTCTTTGCCTGGAAATAACAATCAGCAAGTGCATTGTGCAAATCCATTTGTATCGATTTCCTAGGATCTTCAGGTAGCATACCAAATAGTGTTCTACTATCACGTATCTGCCAATAGTTCCAAGGAACAGGCGTATTCAATTGTGCATATAAATTTTGTAAGATTGCGTAGTCAAACAATGGACCTTGACACCAAAGTTCATCTAATCCCACACACCATTTGTTAAGTTGTCTAACAAATTCAGTTAATTGCACTCTATCCTCATCTCCGAGTGCTTCATTTCTAATTTTTTCATCTTGTTTTGCCCACCACTCTAATGTGCCTTGGTCAACATGGCGGTCCAGTTCGCTTTGTTCGTCAACATTTAATCTAAGATATAATCCACTATGTGGCTCTAAATCAGTGTATGGATCGAATTTTATTGCTCCTACTGTCAACACGGTAGCGTCTGGTCTAGTGCTTAATGTTTCCAAGTCTATCATTCCGTGTGTAGCCATCTATCCTCCAAAGTCAAATAAGTTGTTAAATGTGTTTTTGCTTTCAGTCGACTTGATATCCCAACCAAGTACGCCTAATAAATTTCCTAGTTTGTTATCTATAAGTGTGCTTTCCATAGCATCATTATCAAACGGAAGTTCTTTGAACCAAATTGGTATGTGCATTTCATCTGTTGGATACGCAACTGAAGTGTACTCCAATGGATTCTTTTTAAGTTTACACACAATAACTTTCATACCATCATGTATTTCCATTGAGTATTTGTCGCTATGCATTTTCTTTAAGTTATTCCAATTTAAACTTGCTCTCACGTGTCCAGGCATATTTGCCTTACCGAGACGTGCTTCTTTTTTAGCATACTCTTGAATGTTGTTTGCTCTACGTGGTGATCCTTTTTCCCAACCAGGTCTTTGTTTGAATTCATTTCTAAATTGACTAATCCTATCTAAAACTTCTGCTTCTGTCTTTTTAGTCAACACCATGAGCAATAGTTCATTTAAGAAGTCCTGTATAAAAACAGGAGTATCTGATCTCTTAAGGTCAAGACCCATTGCTTTAATTTTGCCTGGCTTGTCTTCAACATCTTGTCTGTATCCTTCCAAGTCATATATCAGTATTGCATATCTTTTCTTTGTGATAAACAATCCTGTTTCAGCAACAGATTCTCTACCTGCTTGTATCACTTCTGCTCTGCTTTTTAAACAATGGAAAGCCTCAGCCATAAACTTTTTAAAACTGCCATTTACTTCTTCACACACTTGATCATATAACTTTATTACACTTTCTTTAGTCCAAGGTATACTGCCATCATTAATTTCTTTTTTCAATACTTCATACGCACTAAAATAAGCGGAGTCAGTGTCACCATATATTATTGCTTTTCCTACGTGGTTGTATTCGCCTGTGATCACTTCATTAATTTTTGCCGCCATGTGTTTACTAATCTGTCTACCGGATAACGTAGTGGATTGACCTATACGTTTGTCAAAGAATCTACAACCTGGATTTAAAATTGCACCATACAGTGAATTTAGATTAATCTTTTTTACAAGTTGTCTTTTATCCCAAAATTCTATTTCAGCATTGTTGTTTGCCTCTTTGGCTTTCTTTAACATACTTTGCATTTCTTTTCTTTCTTTATACCAACGTGCAAGTAGTCCTGGAATGACTCCTTCAAATTCACTTGTAAATATTGTACCATTAGCACTTAACATCATAGGATTGTTGCTGTCGAAAACCATCTTGTACACTTCAGCACCACTCATTACTTCAGATTTTCCATCTTCCCAATCAACGTGTATGGATATATCTTTCCTTTGTTCCATCACTGCATCATATTCTAAAGAACCAAAATGGTTCTCCCAAGCACCTGCAAATGATTTCTTTTGTAGAGTCATTTGCTCTTCAATGTATTCGTCTGTGTGACTAGGTCTTAATTGTCCCATCACACACTCGGGAGCCATGTTCAATGCTCTAATCACCGAAGGATACAGTGAATTGATGTCCATTGATCCTATCCAGTCATGCAATCCTTTTTTAGGAAATGCCACATAAGCACCTGCGGCTGTTGTACTATCCGAATCTCTCTTAGGTCTATTCGGAACTTGTACGCCTCTTCTGTGTGCTTCATTGATAATTGCTTGTTCAGTCACTGCAACTGCACCTAGTGTTGTTTGTAGTAAGACTGTGTTTGCGTGTGCAAGTTCATTTGTAAGTGCAATAAATTTTAGTTTCCTATCTAGTTTGTCAATAAGATTAACGTCCTGTCTATTATATTCAACGAAAGTTCTGAAATCTTGATTGTATAATTGATCCAAACTGCCTTCATAAACAGTTTTCTTTTCTCCTAGTTCATGTTCACCGATAGCATCTAATCTATAAGAATGTCTTTCTTCATAAGTGTATTTTCTATAAAGTTCTAATGAATCTAAATGCACTCTGCCAACTAGGTCGTATGTTTCTTGCTCACGACCAAATCTTTCAAATACTCTTTTCTTAGGCAGTTGTTTCCATAAGCAAAGTTTTCTTGTATCATCTTTGCTTAAAATTTTCTGTATTCTGTTTACCACATAAGGTATATCATAACCTTCTGAATTCCAACCACTGATTACGTCAGCGTCTTGAATTATATCTAGAAATGCTGTCAGCATTTCTCCTTCATCTTTGTAAAGATATAAATTTTCTATTCCTTTTGTGACTTCTTTCGCTTCATCTATACTCATTGTTTTGGGTGGCATAGCGAAAGTCACTGTGCTGTCTAGCCATTGTAATGCAACAGTGATTGCCGTTATCGGCATGAATGGATCACTTGGATTACTAAAACCTTTCTCAGGATCGAAGTCTGCCTCAATATCAAAGAACGCAGTTCTTAATTCTGGAGCATCACGATTTAAATAGTTTTCGCTCAAGCATTGGAATATTGGATTTATATCAGATTCAAATAAATTTTTGTTCCTATTGATTGCAAGTTCTTTATGGAAGTCTTTTGTGGTCTTGGAAATAATTCTGTTTAAGGATTTACCCGTCGTGCTTTTATATTTTCCACGTGGGTCTTCATAATAAAATGTGTATTTGATTGGATATTCTTTGAAAACTCTTTCGCCATTTTGACGTTCAACTATTCTTATGAGATCGGAACCTCTGTCAAAATAACCATCTATATAACTCATTTATTCTCCTAATGTCATTTGTGGCTGACACATACCTAATAATCACTTGTGGCTGATTGGGCCTAACGCAAATAATATAACATTATACCGCCTATTCCGGTAATTGTCAATACTGCATTTGTAGTTATCAGTGCCGGCTCTTTCCAAATCACTGAAACGACTAACCAAATTATTCCACCTAATGCTAAAAGCATTGGACCTATCGGATAGAGATGTGGAAATCCTGCGTTAACGAAAGTTCCTACAATTAATGTAAATGTAGCAATCCATTTTAAAATTTGATCACTTTTCATATTTGTCAAACACTCTGTTAATTACATTGTTTACACACACGAAGTGAGCACACTTAGGCATATCCTTAACACGTCTAGCACCTATATAAGTGCAAGTGCTTCTTATACCACCTAATAATTGTTCAACAGTGTCTTTGACTGGGCCTTTGTCATCTAGTATAACTGTCTTGCCTTCTGTGCCTCTGTATCCATCTTTTCTTGCGCCATGTGTATCGAATGCTGATTGTGAACTCATTCCATAAAAATATCTTTTGCCATCTTTTAATTCTGTTTCGCCTTCATCGTGTCCTGCTAACATACCGCCTAGCATGACAAAGTGTGCGCCTGCTCCTAATGCCTTTGAAATATCTCCTGGTTGTGTACAACCTCCATCTGCAATGATGTGTCCGTCGACTCCATTAGCCGCATCGGCACATTCAATTATTGCAGAAAATTGCGGAACGCCAACACCAGTCTGTGTTCGTGTAGTACACACACTACCTGGACCTATACCAACTTTAACTATGTCGGCTCCGTTTAGTATTAATTCTTCTGTCATGTTTGGTGTAACAACATTACCAGCAATTATAATTTTGTCTGGATATTCATTTCTTATTCTCTGTACAAATGAAACAAATTGTTCATGATACGCATTTGCAACATCAATGGTTATCACTGGAATGTCTGGAAATGCCTCCATAACCTTTTTCAGTGTTTGATAGTCTTGTGCGTTTTCGTCCCAAAGTGCACCTGTGCCTACGCAGGCAGATACGTATTTGAATTTCATCCCTGTGCCTGCCGCTTCTTTCCAATCGTCTATTGTGTAATGCTTTCTGATCACAGTCAACATTTTAAATTCTTGCAACACCCTTGCCATAGAAAAAGTGCCTACGCCATCCATGTTGGATGCCATCACCGGCACATAACTCAATTCTTTTCCGCTGTTTCTAAATTTGTACTTCCTTAATATATCAACATCTCTCCTAGAACTTAATGCTGATCTCTTAGGTTGCAACAATACGTCTGAATAATCTAAATGTATGTTATAATCAATTCTCATTAAAAAAGTCTTTCGTGTTTATTGCCCTATCATCTACCCAGTAATCATACACTGGCTTCTTCATCTGAATGGAAGTAAATTTAACCCCCCATTCAGAAAGTTGTTTGTGTGTAAGTTCAGTCCAATCTAGACCTGAATTACCACCCCTTGCTGTCCAGTAATGTATCTCGTTGCCTTCATCAAACAATTTGTTAAGTTTAGCGATACGATCCATATCTGGTTTGCTCTGCTCGTAATTGCTGTTTTCGTTATAACAAATTGTGTTGTCGATGTCGACAATATATTTCATTACTTGTCTTTGCCAACTGCAATAATTAAATTTTCTAAACTATCGAAAGCCTCAGAATATTTGCTCCACTCACCTTTGTGTGCAATTTTTATTGCCTTGTTGATTAGTGCAGGCTTTACTTCTAACTCTTCTGCCACTGCTTTGACAGTGTCTTTAAGTCCTGCATTTAAGTCTTCTACTTCCTGTAAAACATTTGAACCTTCATCAATGATTCTTTTTAGTTTTGCTTGTTCTTCAGGGCCGTATGTTCTTGCTGACATATTATTCTCCTTTTAGATATTTTACCATGTTTTCAGGCGTTGACTCAACATATGGGTCATCGTCAGTGCCTTCATTGTTTATGCCTGGCTCTTGCCACCATTTTTCTACCACACCGTCTTTTACCACTGCCATGTATCTCCAACTTCTGTTTCCGAAGCCTAAATGGTTTTTTCCAATTAGCATACCCATAAATCTTGTAAAGTTTCCAGAACCATCTGGAATCATTTTCACGTTTTGTATCTGCATTCTATCTGCCCATGCGTTCATTACAAATGAATCATTCACTGACACACAATAGATTTCATCTATTCCCATGCCTTTGATATTGGCATATTCTTTTTCGAAACCTGGAAGTTGTTGGCTTGAACACGTAGGAGTAAATGCTCCTGGTAAACTAAAAATTACTACTCTTTTACCTTTAAAATATGAATCTGTTGTAGCATTATGCCATTCGCCACCAATAGCACAGCCGCCATCAGTTTCAACTTCATCACCTGTTCTTATTCTGAATGTTACTTTTGGAATTTTAAATCCTTCTATCATATAAACTAAACCTATTTTTAAAAATTAATATAACTGATTATACTTAATTCTTAGGATAAAGTCAATGATTAATCTTTGAGTGGACTGTCTTTTTCTTCGTAGAAGTAATCGTTGGTATCACCAAAAGTATGGCTACTTTCGTTTTCACAGAAAAATTCACGTGTGCTTACTTGGAAGTCTGGTCTTTTTAATTCGGAAGGAGTAAGTGATTGCTCGTACCAAAGCATTCTATTATTTGGTTGTGCGAAATATTGACCATTAATCAATCTACCAAAATTGTGCTGTTTGTGTTCGCTTGGCACTTCTGAAACGCCTGTGTTCACTGTGTTTGGATCACCATGACAGGCATCTATTGTGAATAGATATTCGCCTTTCATTCTGCCGCCACCTTTTAGCATTATTTCTACATCACAGTTTTTAAGCATGGATTTTGTCCATAC